GGGGAAGGAGAAGGACTTTTGCTGCTTTCGGAAATTGTTTCATTTGGCCGGCGCTTCTAGCGCAATACGACTTACGTCGTTTAGCAGCTTTTGATCCTGGTTTGACCTTGCCAGTGACCGCTGTTTTTAATTTAGAACCGGGATTTTTTCTTCTATAGGCAGCAACACCGGCTCGTGTCATGCCTGCTCCAGACTTTGTAGGTCTAAAGTTTTTCTTGTTTCTAGCTGGCATATTGTCAGCTTTACGCATTATGCCTTCTTCGCAGTTTTAGCTGATCTTTTTAATGCTTTAGAACTTACAGTTCCTTTACCGGGTCTGCTTGTGCCTGCTTTTTTTCTTTTGTTCATGTAGTAGTAAAGTCCTTTCTTAACTCTTCTACCATCTTTAGTTGTATGGTAAGCGCTACCGCCTTTTTTAGCTTCAAAACGTGCTCCCATTCCTTTAGCCATTCCTTTAGCTCTCGCTATTTCATAACTAGATTTTTTTCCATCTTTATTTAAATCTCTAGCCTTAATTACTTTTTTATTTCCCATTCCAAATCGTTTGGTCATCTTAATACTCCTGTATTACTTTGTTGCAATCGAGACAATACTTTATTTTTCTTGTCACGTTGTTTTCGTGATTACAATCTTCTGTTCCTTGTCTAGAAGAAATAAAGATTTTTTTTATTTTATTAATAAATTTATTAATCATTATTTATTAATTTTTCCAGATTTTTTAGCTTTGCTTCCAAATCTTCCGTAAGAATCATCTCTAGATGCTTTTAATTGTTTCTTAGTTCTTTTCTTACGAATTCTCATTGCGATAGACTCGTCTTTTCTATCTTTGTAACCTTGTTTTTTCTTTTTAACTTTTCCACCTTTTTTATACATAGCACCACCTGCCATGCCCATGTCTGAAGGATAGTAACCAGATCTCATATCTTTTCTCATTACTCCACCACCCATAGCTTTTGCTCTTCCACCAGATTTTAATGGTTGAGTTGTTTGTGTGTTAAATCTTCTATTTGCCATTTTTTATCTCCTTATTTTTTTCCATTTCGGAAAATTTGTGTTCCCTTTATACCAAAAATACTCGCACATACAAGTATCCATAAATTTGTAAACCATGTCGGCAGCGCCTGAAAATGCTCGAAGAAAGTTTTTATCTTCTCCATAGCAGCCGGATCGTCCGACCAAACTCCCCATGCGAGCACCAATATGGGCAACGTAAGAATCGCTAAAACGACCTCATCCTTGTAGTCGTTTTGACGGGCTTCTAAAAGTTTGCCTTGGTAAGCTTCCTCACCTCGAGCTTGTTTTTCTGCGTGCATCAACTGCGCATCAGACATTGCCATCTTCGTTCTTTGACGATTAGCATAAATCTTACTGCCAGCGTTTATCGCTAATTTAATAGCACTAAACCACATACTAGTACCACTTAACAGTAGATTTTTTAGAAGCTAACATTCTTCTTTGACCACCAACTTTGTTAACTGTTGGTTCACCCAAAGGAATTTTAACTTCAACTTCTTTTGCATAACCATCCGAATTAACTGAAAGAGTGTTTTTACCATCTGCTTTTGGCGTATCAGATACAACTTCTCCAACATAATTTGGATTGTTTTTTGTAAAGAATGTTTTTCCTTTTCCCATAGTTTTCTCCTTATTAGTTTATTACACTATCTTTTAGGACCTTTCAAGATCCTAACATCTGTTTGTTTCATCATATCATTCATCATTTTAGCTTCTTGAGACATCATTTGTTTAGTTAATGACGTATCAGCTCTTAATTCAGCTAATTCTTGATTTTGATCTAATTTTTCATCAAACTGTTTTTGACCCATTAATTGCTTAGATCTGTCTAAATTAATCTTTTCTTGAGCTTGATCACGTTTAGCAGAGTCATCCATAGCTCTTAAATCAAGTTCTCTTGCCTTTAATTTAGCAATTGGGTCTCCATTGTACTCGCCCATAATTTTATTTTCTTCGTTTTTAAATTCTTCAGTCATTTCTGCAATTAATTTAGCTTTTCTAGACTCTAAACTCATTGACAATGACATTATTTGCTGTTGAATTTGCGGATCTTGTTGCAACATTGGATTTTGTTGCATTGCTTGTTGTAATTGCATTAATTTTGCAATTTCTTCTCTAAATTCTACCTCTAATTGCTCTTGTGCCATCAAAGAAATGTGTTCAAAAATGTTTTTTTCTAATGCAGCCATTACAACCGGGTTATTTCTAGCAATATTTGTTGCCATAAAATTTAAATGGGTTGTAATATGCGCTTGATGGTCTTGTCCTTTAAAAGCTTGGAACGGTTTTCCGCTCATTGCAAGAATATTTTCTGCTGCAGGGTCTATTGGTTGTGGTTGTTGTGGTGGCGGAAGTATTTTATCAATATTTTTTACTCCAATTGCCGAATACATTGCATGAAAAGCTTCATATAAGTTGTGCATTTGCGGATTTGACATCGCAAGTTGTAATTCTGTTTGTGCTAAACTAATTCTTTGTGATTGAGAAAAAATATTTGGGTCTGCAACAGGAATAATATCTATTTTATCATCAAAATCTGTTTGTTTTATATTTCTTTGACCACCTACTACATCATAAGGGTATTCTGCCGGCATGTAAGTTTTAAAAACTCCTGCTAATAATTGAAATTCACACTTCATCGCCACATACAATCTTTTATGTATGGCTGACATGACTCTGGAACCACGTTCTAAGAGAGCTATGGTCGTACCAACAGCTGCTTGTTGGTTGCCGTCACCGACCTGCATGTCAGCTATGGCGGCAAATCGTTGCCCTGCCTGTACCACAATACCCATCAACTGTAATAATGTTGGTGAGGGTTCTTTAAAAGGTAAAGGCATAAATGCATCTTTGATACTTCCTCCAGGTGCATCTACATCTCTGAATTCGCCGGGTTGTATAGCCTGTGCTTCGTCTCTTACTCGTATTCCTCGTTGTTTAAATCCTGCAGGTAAATTACTTAATGTACCCGCATCTAGTAGTTGTCTTAACGCAGTAGTTGCCGTTCTAGACAAACCACCGATCATATGAATTAATCCAAAACCATAAAAACCTAATCCAGGTAAAAATTTAAAATGTACAAAGTATTCTATTTTAAGTTTTTGTGGATCGTTAGCTTGATAGTTTCTTCTAATTGATAATATTTGTCTGCTACCCATTTCAAGAGTTACAATATATGGAAGTTTAATTCCTGTTGGTTCTCCTGTTGAGTCTTTATCTTCAAAACCTTCTAAATCTAAGTCGGTATGAATTTCTAAAAGTGTAAAAATATCTTCGTCTCTAGTTTTTTTAATCCCTTCTAATTCTCTTTCTTTTTTCTCTACTTCTGTTTCTTCATTGTAACCAGGTGTTAATTCTATGTCTTGATAAAAACCTGAAACTTGTTTTTTTCTTAATTCGTTTTCTGACATTTTAATCATGTGAACTACAGCTTCAGCATCTTCTAAAGATGTTGCAGTGTAGGGTACAACTAAATCATCAGCCGGTACAAATTTTGAGACGGCTCTGCCAAGCAGTTCATCATAATAAACCTTCTTGAACGCAGAGCCGGCAAGAGGGAGATAAAAAAGCATTTGGTCGAACTCGGGTTCGTACTCTTTCATCACATCCATGAGCTGATAGTTCATGAATTCTTTAACTCGGTTTGATTGCTCTTCTTTAGCTCTATTTGTAAGTCCAATTATTTGTGTGTGCACAGGACCTGTAGCCGGTAGTAATTCTTTGTAAGCTTGTGCTTGAAATTGTGTAACTGCTTCTGCAAGAACTGGATGCGTTGCACCACTTGCTCCTTGAAACGGTTGTGTTGGATTTTCGTATTTAAATCCTAAAAGATCTAAACCTTTTGTATAACTATCTTCCCATGCTTTTCTAGAAGATTTATATTGCATGTAGTTAGCTGCAAGTTCAGAACCTAATTTACCCAAAACTTCTTCTGGTAATAATTCTGCTAAATTGTCAAAGTGTCCATTAGTTCCTGGTTGATTAACTGCTTCAGGATCAAAATTAATTGTTGCTCCACCATCTTCTTCTTGAGTTACTTGTATATCATCGGGACCAACTTGTTCTTCGATGGTTTCTTTTTCCATCTCCAAAACTTCGTCATCACCTGGTACTTTAATTTCAGTCTCTACGTTTGGTAGGGCTTTGTCTATATCTGCCATTTATATTCTCCGAGTTCTTGATTGTTGTAGCTTGTTTTGTAGGAACATTCAACCCTTGTGAGTCAGGTCCTTTAAGTGGTGGTATTTCCTTCCATTTGACGTGTTGCATATTTATCACAAGTGTTTTATTTTTCATTACCTAAAAAAATCCTCATCTGCTCTATCTTTACCAGTAAATAATTTGTAACCTTGATAACCTAATGTTCCGAGTGTCGCTAATCCAGCACCTATTGATATTGCAGGTAGTGCAACAGCGCCTGCTGCTGTTCCTGCTAAACCTAATGATGCTATTCCTAATAGTCCTCTTGACGCTCCGGCTTTACCTAAAGCTTTTACTGCAGGGTTCATAAATGCTGCACCTAAAT